GTTGAGTACGAAGGCATCTTGCTGGCGGTTGAGTACGACTACTTGCCAGCCAGCAAGGGTTCTGTAGACAAATACGGCTTGAAGACAGAGCCGGACCAGGATGAATACGTAGACCTGACGTATGTGTCCTTTCAGGACCAGTCCGGTGTTGACCATGAGTTATTAGAAATCAATTTCTGTTCTGATCATGTTTTGAGATACATCGAGGCACAGGTGCTTGCCGAGCACGCCGCAGAAGACGAAGTCGAACGCGCGAGGAGGCTGACATGATTGGCTGGAAAGAATTGGCACGTCACCGCATTACCGACGAATCTCGTGCGCTCATGCGGGCGGACTTCGAGCGCCGCGCGGCAATACTCAAAAAGCAATGCGCCAAGGTCCGCAGACGCCGCAGGTATGAACAAGAAACTGACCCCTATTTGATATTTACGCGGAGATCGCAATGAGCGAATTAGTGGCTAAGAAAGAAACAGAACTGGCAACGATACAGTCACAGAGCAGCCTGTCGCCGATGGTGCAAGCGGTCCTTTCTGGACAGATGACGCCGGAGCAGTTGCAGGCACTGCTGAATGTGCAGAAAGAATACGAACGCAACGAGGCGGAAAAGGCGTTTCACCGGGCGCTGGCGGAGTTCAAAAAGCACGATATTCAGATAGGGCGCGACAAGCTGGTCACGTACAAGACGGACAAGGGCACCACATCGTACCGTCACGCGACGTTGGGTGCAGCACTGACCATCGTTAATCCGATACTCAGTCAGTACGGGTTGTCTCTGACGTGGACAACGAACCAAGACATGCAGAACGGCGGACGGGTAAAAGTGACCTGTGTCCTCTCTCACGCAATGGGGTTCAGCACATCTACGTCGCTGGAAGCATCCCCGGATTCGTCAGGCAGTAAGAATAACATTCAGGCGATTGGCTCCACGATCAGCTATTTAGAGCGGTATACCGCGTTTTCTCTGCTAGGACTGGCGTCGATGGATCAGGACGATGACGGGGCTGGTGCAGATGGTCCGGAATATATCAACGAAGAACAGGTCGTTGAACTGGAGCGTCTCCTGTCAGAAGTGAAGGCCGACAAAGCTATGTTTCTCAAATACATGAAGGTAGCCGGTTTAACGATAATCCCAGTTGACCAGTACGACCGCGCGGTGCGGGCGCTCAACGCCAAGAAGTCAAAGAAGGTGACGAAATGATTATCCATAACTGCGAACAAGGGACCGATGAATGGCACCTGCTGCGCGCCGGTATCCCTACGGCGTCCGAGTACTCCAAGTTGATTACCAGCACGGGGTCTGCGTCGAAACAGCTGGTCGAGTACGCGACACAGCTTGCCGCTGATGCCTATGCAGGTAAGCCCCTGGACCGATTCGAGGGCAACGGCTACACCGAGCGGGGCAAGGAGCTGGAGTCAATGGCGCGGGACTGGTACAGCCTGACCACGGACAACGAGGTTACAGAGGTTGGCTTTTGTACGGATGACGACGGCACATACGGCGCGTCACCGGATGGACTGGTAGGTGAGGACGGCGCGGTAGAGTTCAAATGTTTGATCGCCAAAAATCACGTCAAGGCGCTGCTGTATTACCAGAAGCATGGTCGCTGTCCGACCGATTACGTCCCGCAGACGCAAGGCCAACTGTTCGTGTGTGAGCGCCAGTGGAATGATCTGGTGTTCTTTCACCCCGACCTACCCTGCCTGGTGATCCGGCAGACACAGGACACGACATTAGCCGCCGCATTACAAGCACAGCTTGCCGAGGTTATCCGCAAGCGCGATGATATACTGTCGGCCATCAGGACCGTCTAGGAGATAACATGGCACGCGGAATCAACAAAGCAATTATCGTCGGTACGGCCGGGAAAGACCCGGAGATTCGACATATGGCCGACGGTCGCGCCGTGGTGAATTTAAGCCTCGCCACCAGCGAACAGTGGAAGGACAAAGCCACCGGCGAAAAGAAAGAGGCTACTGAGTGGCACCGAGTAACGTTCTACGGCAAGCCTGCGGAGGTCATAGCACAGTATGTAAAAAAGGGTTCGCAGCTCTATGTTGAGGGAAAATTGCAGACGCGGAAGTGGCAGGACAAGGAAGGCAACGACCGATACACCACTGAGATCATCGGGCGGGATTTCCAGTTTATCGGCGGGAAGCCGGAGAGCAAGCAGGAACAGACCAGACCGGCCGCCGAACCTGCCAGTAATAACTTTGACGACGATGTCCCATTTTAGGAGAGATAAAAATGACCGCAACCGCACAGAAAACCAAAACCCAGGAGCTGACCATCGTTGAACGCGCCCAGCAGGCGTTATCTGTTGAACACACTGAATCTGACCTGAAAAAGATGGCGGCACAATATGCCGATGTAACGGAGATTAAAGACGATACAGACTACGAGTTGGTCAAAAGCGGGGGCATTGCGCTTGGCAAGGTCCGGGTAGCCATTGAAAAAGCCGGGAAGGCCGCCCGAGATGACGCGAACGCCTTTGCCAAAGCGGTCATCGTAGAGCAGCGCCGGCTGACCGATATTATCAGCCCGGAAGAAGACCGGCTAAAGGCCCTCCGTAAAGACAAGGACAACGAAGCCATCCGCGCCGCCGCCGAGAAATTGCGGGTCGAGGAAGAACGGAAGGCAGCGATACAAGTCAAGATAGATGGTATTCGTGGGCTGACTGGCGGGCTGCTTGGTGCATCGTCTGAAGCGTTGAGGGAGCGGTTGGAGGAAGCACAGGCCGTTGACGTTACCGAAGCGGAGTACCAGGAATTTGTCGAGGCGGCGCAGGAAGCAAAACAGGCCGCCATCCAGTTACTTGAACCAGCGCTGAATGATCGGCTCGACTTTGAGCAGCAGAAGGCCGAGTCTGACCGTATCGCCGCTGAGCAGGCAGAACGCCAAGCAGAACTTGACCGTCAGGCCGCTGAAATCAAGGCACAGCAGGATGCCGAGCGCGCCAAACTGGAAGCTGAGCAGGCAGAAGTACGCCGCCAACAGGAGGCCATCGACGCCGAGAAGCGCGCCGAGGCACAGAAGAAGCTGGCGGCTGAGCGTGCCGAGGCCGAACGGGTGCGGCAGGAAAAGGAGCGACTCGAGCGGGAGGCCAAAGAACGCGAAGCCGAAATCCAGCGCAAGCTGGACGAGGAAGCCGAGGCCGCTCGCCAGAAGGCATTGCTGCCCGAGAAAGAGAAGGTCCGCCAGTGGGCCGAGAGTCTGCGGTATATCGAGTGTCCGCCAGTGAAAGACAAAAAGCTCGCCAAATTGGCCCAAGAGGCTATGCACGACGTGAATAATGTCGGGACCGATTTACTCAGTGTGATCGACGCGCTGTGAAAGCCTACCTTCGCAAGCTTGCCAACCAAACGCTGATGCCCGACAACCAGGAGTCAGCGGACTATATTCGCTCGCTGAAAATTGGCGCGGTGGTGTCGGCGGAGGTCAAGCGACCGAGAAATTACGAATTCCACAAAAAATGGTTTTCCCTGGTTGAGGTCGGTTTCGACTATTACGAACCGGAAGTCGAGTACAAGGGGCAGGTCATTGAAAAGAACTTCAACCGGTTCAGGAAGGACATTACGATCCTGGCCGGCTTCTTCCACATGGTGCCGAGCCTGCGCGGCGGAGCCAGAGCGGAGGCGGATAGCATTGCGTTCGCGCACATGAGTCAGGAGGATTTTGAACTACTCTATTCAAAAACCATCGATGTGCTACTTAAATTTGTAATGACGCAATTTACGCGCGATGAGCTGATTGATGTAGCGCAGAAATCAATCTTGGAGTATGCGTAATGGCCAAACAACGCTTATCCAAAGAAGACCGAGAAGCTGAACACCGCCCCTGCATCCGCTGTGGAAAACCTGGGGAGACGCGGAACGCGCATTATTGTGGCTATCGGGCGCACGCCTACGGCAAAGGTCGAGGGAAGAAGGGAAGCCGTCTAGCGATGGCGGAGTTTTGCCACGAGTGCGATGACCTGCTCGGCGAGCAGGGGTATGGGCGGTGGGAAGGTGGAAGCAAAAACGTTGCCAGGTCAGAGGAGTTTTTGCACTACTGCATGTTAACGATGATACGGAGGAAGCAGGAATGATCAACAGTCAACGCGAAACCGCAGAAATGATCGAGGAAATTGAATCCTTGGTCAGGGCCTGTGATTTGTCTGAATGGGAGCACAACTTCTTGGACAGAGTGAACCGTCAGGATAAGTGGACTCCGAAACAGCGGGAGATTATCGACCGGATATATCGGGAGAAGTGTCAATGACTCTATCCGAAGAAATGCAACAGGCGATTGACTCCGACAAATCCGGTACCGCGCTAGACATCAAAGGGAAGTTGAGGGGCTGGGTAGTGCGGGTGCGGGAGCTTGAGGGGTGTGTTCGGCTCTCGCCGTACCGGTATACGGAGATTACCGCCGAAGCGTTAAGCGACGAACAGGATATCACTCTCCA